CTTGACAACACAAGGCCGTTATGATTTAATACTTGTAACGGCCTAAAAAACCCCGGCGTTCGAGCAGGTTTAAATGGTTGTAGGCAGATAACTCTATCCCCGGCGTTAAAGCAGGATAAGATATATTTACCGGCAAACATTTTTATATAAACCTTTAACTCGGAGCAAAAACCATGAGTTTTGCAAATACGTCCGTAACGGACATTCTTGCTACGACTATTGAAAACCGTAGTAAAACAGTTGCCGATAACGTAACTAACAACAATGCTCTTCTTGATCGCCTAAAAAGAAAAGGAAATATTAAATCTTTTTCTGGTGGTAATAAAATCTTTGAAGAGCTTTCATTCGCTGAAAACGGAAATGCAGGTTGGTATTCAGGATATGATATTCTGCCTACTAATGCTTCTGACGTAATTAGTGCCGCTGAATATACAATTAAACAGTGTGCGGTTCCAGTAGTCATCTCTGGCCTAGAACAGCTTCAAAACGCAGGTAAAGAACAGTTCATTGATTTGATGGAAGCTCGCTTAAAAGTAGCTGAAAGCACAATGGCTAACCTTATTACTGGCGGATTGTATTCTGACGGTACTGGCGCTTCTGGTAAAGAAATTGACGGCCTAGCCGCAGCTTTACCTGTTGATCCTACAGCAGCTTCTTACGGCGGAATTGACGGAAACGTATTTACGTTTTGGCAAAATGCAGTAAGTGACCAAACAGCCGCTAACGGCCTAGACTCTACAAAAATTGCAGGTTTCTGGAATCTACTCTACGCTGATCTAGTGCGTGGTGCAGATCGCCCTGACCTTATTATGGCTGATAGCACAGTGTGGAACACATACATGAAGTCTCTACAATCACAACAAAGGTTCTCAAACACTCAAATGGGTGATAGCGGATTCTCTAATGTGAAATATATGGATTCTGATGTAGTTCTTGATGGAGGTATCTATAACGGTACTGTTACAGCAGGAACACCCGCAGGTACGGCTTACTTTATTAACTCAAACTATATAAAGTATCGCCCACATGCGCGTCGCAACATGGTTCCACTTTCTCCAAACAAACGCTACTCAACTAATCAAGATGCTGAAGTGCAAATTATTGCATGGGCAGGTAACTTGACATGTTCAGGACGTATGTTCCAGGGACGCTATGACGCAAACGGCTAACATTAATCTGGGGCGCTAGGCAACTAGTGTCCCCCTTCTTTTTAAGGAAAATAAAATGACTATAGGTTTAGATATAACCACAGTTGATAGCAGCGCCGAATTTAAACTAGGTACTGTTATGTCTAATATTGGAGCAGACGGCCCTATGAAAGCGTATAAATACGTTAAATGGACTGACGGCTCTGCTGCTGCGGCAGTAGTTGGCGAAGTAGCTTACTATCATGCGGCAGGCGGATCACAAGATACACTAGTATCTTCTGATGTTTCTGAAAGCGTTAATATTGGCGCAGGCGTTATTCAATCTTTACTAACCGAAGGTACTTACGGTTGGCTACAGGTTACTGGCCCGGCTACTCTAACAATCGCTCTTACGGCAGGCGCAGACGGTAATGCTCTTACTGCTGTTGGCGCAGCAGATGGTACTCTTGATGTATCAGGTGCAGTAACAGACTATGTTTGTGCGGTTGCAGATGATATTTCAGCTAAAGAAATAATCTGCTGTTTCCCTGTATAGAGCATACTTGCTTTGTACATAGTGTTAGTATAAGATAGGGCAGGTTTTAACAGCCTGCCCTAACTTTTAACACAGAGGACAAAAAATGGACGATCTAGGTTTTAACGATTTTAACGCACCCAATAATGCTACGCAAAATGAAGACGCAAATTTGTTGTGTAAATTTTTTTATAAGATGCGGCCTAATAAAGCAAAAGATATATTAGACCCAGAACATAACGATTTACCTGATAGCGTAGAAGTTGAATATTACGATATTAAAGTTCCAGGTGAACGCGATAGTAAATCTGGCCCAGTTAATGAAAGCATAAAACAACGCTTTCCACGACACTATGCAGCGTTTAAACAGCGTGTAGCTCCGCCAGTAGACGGCACACCATTAAATGATTGGGCAAGTATTTCCCGATCACAAGTTGAAGAATTAGCATTTAAAAATATTAAAACTATAGAAAACTTAGCAAATGTTTCAGACACGCATGTTACTTCTATACGAGGACTTACAAGTTTAAAACAAAAAGCTAAAACATATTTAGCTCAAAAAGAAGATTCTAAATATGTAGATCAATTAAATGCAAAGTTAGATGTGCGCGATAAAACTATATCAGCACTAGAAGAACGACTAGCATTAATGGAAAAACGCTTTTCCGAAGGCGATACTGAAACAGTAAAGCGGAAACGCGCTATCAAATAGGGACGATACAAAATGGTTACATACCCGACTACTATCACCACAGCCGATGCGATACTTAATAGAGTGGCGGCAGAAGTCGGGTTGACCCCTGTTTCCGATCCTTTTGGTAGCCCAGATGCTTCTTTTGTACAGCTAAGACATTTATTAAATGTAGCAGGCGATGAGCTTGCAGTTCTGTATGATTGGGAGGTTCTTCGCCGAGAAAAAACAATTACTACTGCTGCAGCTGATGTAGGTAACTATCCATTACCTACTGATTTTGCACGTATTGTAGATAATACTGCTTGGAATAGATCAGAAGATTTGCCTATGTTTGGCCCTCTATCGGCTCAAGAATGGCAAGCACTATTAGGCCGCACAGTTACTAATTTAATAAATTTAGGTTGGCGCATAACTAACGGAGAGTTTTTAGTATATCCGTATAACCCTGTTGGCATAGTTGCTAGTTTATACTTTGAATATGTATCTAATAATTGGGTTTTAGATACAAACGGCACAACATACAAAAACGAAGTTACAGTTAACTCGGATAATATTCTTTATGACCGCACATTAATTGCACGATATTTAAAATTAAAATTTCTTTTAGCTCGCGGTTTAGATGCTACAGCCGCTCAGGATGACTTTAACCAAATGTTTGAGATGCTTACTGGGTCTGATAAAGGCGCAGGTACTCTTAATGCAGGTAATAGTAGTGACGTATATCCATTTATTAATGCTTATCGTAATATAGGGAACAGTAATTTTGGTAGTTAGAGCCGCAAATGCCGCAACTAGACGTAGGCCAAGACCGCAAATAACGCAAGCCTCAGTTATTCCTGCGCCTACAAATGGTGTTGACGCTCGCGTTTCTTTAGCTGCGGGAGATATGAGTGTATGTCCGTATGCCTATAATATAATGCCAGATGAAGCAGGTATGCGAGTACGATTAGGCTATCGCGAATTTGTATTAAATGTTGAAGACGCTACTAGTTTTGGAGTAACAACAGTAATACCAATGGAAGGTATAGCCGGGTCAGATGATAAATTATTTGCGGTAACTAACGAAGGTATATTTGACGTTACAGCTTATAATACTACACCAACTAAAAAAGCAGCTTTTACTGCTGATACTTCCGTTAATGCAGGGTACGGTACTTTTGTTAATTATGTTAATCAAGCAGGCGCACAGTTTATTTATTACGCCGATAATTTAAACGGGTTATGGTTCTATACTGTTAGTTCAGGGGTTTGGGCAGCAGTAACAAATATAACCGGCGTAGATGAAACTGACATTTGCGGTATTGTAGTACATAAATTACGAGTGTGGGTTTTTACACGTAACGAAGCCAGTGCGTATTATTTAGGTATTAATACTATTACTGGCGCAGCTACTGAATTTGTTTTTGGCGGTAAATTTAGACGTGGCGGGCATATAGCAGGTATGTATAACTGGACTTTGGACGGCGGTGCAGGGATAGACGATTACCTTGTAGTTGCTAGTTCAGCGGGGGATGCGCTAGTTTATCAGGGTGAAGATCCAAGTGCGTCCTCTACTTGGTCTATTGTTGGCACTTATGATATAGGCGCAGCCCCCGTGGATTATCGCGCAGGAATTGAATATGCAGGAGAATTATTTATTCTTACTGGATATGGTTTAGTTTCTATGGATGAAATACTTCGCGGCGCCAACGCGGAAAATCCTGAAACAAGTAATATAGCGTATAAAATATCTAAAATAATACAGCAAAGTATGATAACGCTTAGAAATAGTGCCGGATGGCACCCTGTTTTTTTTCCTGCAGAAGGTTTAATAGTGCTTATAAGTCCTGTGCAATCAGATGGCGCATATATACAGTATGTTCTTGATTTGACTACAAACGGATGGGCGTATTGGCGAGGTTTGCCTATACTTTCAGCTTCAATATGGCAGAACAAACTTTATTTTGGTACTGCTGACGCTAAAATTATGGTCATGGATGTACATAAAGATGGTGTTACAATAACACCTCCAAACGCTCCTGCTGAAAATGGTAATCCTATAGAGTATTCTATACTTCATACGTCTACTGACATGGGAAGTCCAGGTATGATGAAACGCGGAGCTTTTATACGGCCTAATTTTCGTGCAGATTACGCACCAATATATGATAGTAGAATACTATACGATTACGCGCTTGCAGAATTTAGTGCAGTGTTAGCGCAACCTGCAATTAATATCGGTGTTTGGGATGCAAGTATATGGAATACTGCTACTTGGGGTTCGGGAGCAGCTACATCTTTTGGTACTGCTACAGGCGCAAGTGGCATAGGTAGAACATTAGCTGTAGCTATACGGGGAAGTTCAAGTGCATCTACAGTTCTTATAAGTACAGACGTTATGTGGAACGTAGGCGGTATATTATGATTATTAACTATCGCAATATACAAAGTGAAGACGATTGGAATTGGATTTCTAAACGTGCTGATCCTACACTTACTGAAAATACAAAAGGTATTGTTGCAGTAGATAAAACAATAGATAGAATAGTAGCTATGGCGGTATTTGATACTTGGACGCATAACAGTGTTCAAATACACTGGGCTATAGATAATCCGTTAATTTTAAGGCATGGATTTATACAAGAATGTTTTAACTATGTATTTAATACTTGCGATAAAGGCATAATGTTGGCTACAATACCTAGTGATAATGCTAAGTCACTTAAATTAAGTTCTCATATTGGCTTAAATGTAGTACACACTATAAAAGATGGTTTTAACAAAGGTGTAGATTATATACTTATGGAAATGAGAAAAGAAAACTGTAAATGGTTAAAAAATTAAGGCAACCAAAGGCGTATTAAATGGCTAAATATAAACAACCGTGGGCTGAAATAGAAGCAGATATACTGGCTAATCCTGAAGGTGGTGATATAGATTACCAACTTGATGAAGCTAGACAGATGTGGGATATGGACTCTAGATCTGTAGCTCCTACAACTATACGCGATACGATTGTAGAAGCATTTAACGATCCTGCTCCTACACCTGATCCTACACCTACACCTACACCTACACCTGATCCTACACCTGATCCTACACCTACACCTACACCTACACCTGATCCTACACCTGATCCTACACCTGATCCTACACCTACCCCTACCCCTACCCCTACAGATGGCTATAAACAACCGTGGGCTGAAATAGAAGCAGATATACTGGCTAATTCAGAGGGCGATATAGATTACCAACTTGATGAAGCTAGACAGATGTGGGATATGGACTCTAGATCTGTAGCTCCTACAACTATACGCGATACGATTGTAGAAGCATTTAACGATCCTGCTCCTACACCTGATCCTACACCTACACCTACACCTACACCTGATCCTACACCTGATCCTACACCTGATCCTACACCTACGCCTACACCTACACCTACAGATGGCTATAAACAATCGTGGGCTGAAATAGAAGCGGATATAATGTCTAATTCAAGTGGGGATATAGATTACCAACTTGATGAAGCTAGACAGATGTGGGATATGGACTCTAGGTCTGTAGCGCCTAAAGATATACGCGAAACGATTGTAGAAGCATTTGATACGGTTGATACAAGTGTACAACCGCCTAGCCCGCCTATTACAACGGCACAAGACGATATTTGGAACAATGATGAAGGCGATAAAGATTACCAAATAGATGAATTATTTAACTGGAGTGAATCTGATGCAGGTACGCAAGAATTTAAAGATTGGTTAGCCAAAGACGATAATTCATTATGGTATAATGAAGACGGTACTCGTACAGATTATGCAGGAGAAGGTAATCCTACTACTACAGACGCGCAAGATGAAGCCGATGAAATATATGGTGAGCAGCCATATGACCCGTGGGTAGATACTTCACCAACTACAACTCCACCACCACCAACTACAACTCCACCACCACCAACTACAACTCCACCAACTACAACTGCACCTACACCTGCTCCGTTATCAGCAACAATGCAAGCATTTCAAGCGGCTAGGCTAAGAAAAGCTGCCGCACCTATAGACTTTACCCCCACAAAAGCCGTTTCAGGTTATGAAAATGGTGGATGGGGTGTAGTTAGAGCCGCAAATACAGGAGGAACTTCCAATGGGTAAATCTGCACCCGCCGTCCCAGATTATAGAGGCGCAGCCGAAGAAACAGCGCAAGCAAGTGGCGAAGCGGCTAATCAACAAAACTATGCTAATAGACCAGATCAAACTAATCCTTGGGGGTCAACAACATACGGTACTGAAGCATATACTGATCCGGCAACAGGTCAAGAAGTTACCAAATGGAGTCAAAACCAAACTTTAGACCCAAAAATACAAGGGGCTCTTGATAGCCAATTAGCACTAACACAAGACAGAAGTGATTTAGGTGGTGCGCTAATGCCGCGCGTAGCTGAAGACTATGCTCAAGGTATGGATTTTAGTAAATACGGCGATCCTAATATGGGGTATTCAGCTGAACAAATAGATATGTCATATTTACCTCAAGGGGTTGGCAGTTTAACAGCCGGGCAGTATACCAGTCCTGAATTGCAACAAAATTTAGATTATTCTGGGGCTTCTGAAATAGGCCAAACACCCCAGGCCGGGGAGTATAACAGTCTTGATTTGCAACAAAATTTAGATTATTCTGGGGCTTCTGAAGTAGGCCAAGCACCACAGGCCGGGCAATATACCGGTCCTGATTTGCGACAAAATTTAGATTATTCTGGGGCTTATGAAGTAGGCCAAGCACCGCAAGCCGGGCAGTATACTGGTCCTGAATTGCAGAAGAGTTTAGATTATTCTGGGGCTTCTGAAGTAGGCCAAGCAGGTAATTATCGTAATCAAGCAGAAGATGCAATGTATAATCGCCGTACAAGTAGGTTAGACCCTCAATTTGAAGGACGGCAAGAAGCTCTTGAAGTTAAACTTAACAATCAAGGCTTACGTCCGGGCGATCAAGCGTATGATTCGGCCATGCAAAGTTTAGGTATGGAACGCACAGACGCATATAGCGCGGCTCAAAACGAAGCTATTATGAGTGGCGGCGCTGAAGCCTCTCGCATGTTTGGTATGGATATGTCGCGTAGAGGACAAGATATTAGTGAAGCAAATACTGCCGCTGATTTTTATAACCAATCAAGAGCCCAACAATCAGCAATAGATTTAGATAGTGGCGATCAACAATTTAATGAGGGCGCTAAGCGTTTTGATATGGATATGTCTCGTAGAGGACAAGATATTAATGAAGCAAATAATACCGCTGATTTTTATAATCAATCAAGAGCCCAACAATCAGCAATAGATTTAGCTAGTGGCAATCAACAATTTAATGAGGGCGCTCAGCGTTTTGGTATGGATATGTCTCAAAGGGGACAAGATATTAATGAAGCAAATACTGCCGCTAATTTCTATAACCAATCAAGAGGCCAACAGTCAGCAATGGATTTAGCTAGTGGTGGGCAACAATTTGCTGAGGGCGCTCAGCGTTTTGGTATGGATATGTCTCGTAGAGGGCAAGATATTAGTGAAACAGATTCTGCCGCTAATTTCTATAACCAATCAAGAGGCCAACAATCAGCAATAGATTTAGCTAGTGGCGGACAACGATTTAATGAAGCTCAAGGGGCAGGCGATTTTCAAAATGCCGCACGGCAACGTGCATTAGCTGAACAAATGACTATAAAAGATCGCAGCTATAACCAAGGTAATCAAGATGCAGACCGTCAAAATGCTATTCGTACAGGTATGATGAACGAAGAAATGGCGCAACGCGGAGCAAACCTAAATGAAGTAAATGCGCTAATATCTGGACAACAAGTAAACGCGCCACAGATGGCAGGATTTCAAAATGCAGGCCGCGCACAATCCGCTGATTATTCAGGTGCAATGGGGAATGCGTATGATGCACGTTTAAATCAAACAAACGCTTCAAATGCAGGTGTTCAGGGAATGATGAATATGGGTGGGACTGTTGCAGGTATGTTCTCAGATCGTAGACTTAAAAAACATATTAAGCGCGTAGGTCAATTATTAGGTTATCCTCTTTACCGCTTTCAATATCTTTGGGGTGATTGGGCTGTAGGCGTAATGTCCGATGAAATTAATCAAGACGCTGTGTTTAAACATGCTTCAGGGTATGACATGGTAAACTATAAAGGAATAAAATAATGCCCGGTACAGAAGAAGAAAAAGTACAAAATGATATAAATCAAGCAGCGCTTACTGACCCTAATTTTGCTGCGGCCATAATGAATTTAACTGACGAAGAAAAATTAAATATGTACCGCGACTATATAGGGGAAACGGCTATTTTAGGAAGTGAGTTAGAAACTGCTAACGATACTTTATCTACAGCCATGCCTTCAGTTATCCAAGCCGGGAATACTGTTGTTGCTGATCCTACTGCTTTAGCTCAAGGGCTTAAAAATTTCCAAGCAGGCCGAGAAAGAAAAAGAATAAACACTGATTTAAAAGGTCTTTCAGCCGGGAAAACAGCCGGGACATTAACTACAGCTAATACTTTGGGTGACGTAGCTCAACAACAGATGACTGCGGACGCATTGCGCCGTAAAAAAGAAGAAGATAAACAAAGAGCTGCGGCTGCGTATCGCGGTAACGGAAGTATTTAATACAAAAATGAAGTACGTTGTAAAAAAATATAAGGATTTATAATGCCGCCATATCAAGATTCTATAACCGCTTTAATGGGTGCGCCAACTACTTCTGATGAAGAAAGAATGGCTATGTCGCTGCGTAATGATCGCACCGCCGGCAATTTACTTGGCTTATCTACTATAGATCAAGTGTCTAATCTTGGAACAGGCATGACTAAAAACACTATGGTAGCCGCTAAACAAGCAGGCGCGTTAAAACAAGCTAAAGAAAAAATGCTTTCAGATCAATTGCGAATAAAAGAAGCTGAAGATGCTAGAATTACCGCAGCAAATGTAGCTAATGATCGTAGAATAGCAGCTGCTGCACTAGTACAAGAAGGAAGAGAAGACGCTAGAGTATTAGCCTTAGCAAACCGCCGTGAAGATAAAGAAGAAGCCGAAAACTATAAAAGAATTATGGCAGGCGTATTACCAAATGGCGCTCAGATGCGAGTTGAAGACCCTTCTCCTGAACAAGCTGTTTTATATGATAGATATGATAAATTAGTAGGTAAAAATAAAACACCTTTTTCTAAAATGCCTAGCGATACTGCGGTAAAAGAATTTGAAGATAGTTTTAATCAATCTAAAGTATTGTTTGACGTAATGAAAACGTATAAACCCGAATATGCAAACATGCGCGAGATACCTTGGGGCGGTTCACTTTTAGAGTTTGCATCTTCTAAAACAAATATACTTACTAACGAACAACAGGAAGAAGCTGCTGCTTGGTGGGCTAATTTTAACAGGCAATTTACTTTAGGCGCACGTAACGCATTATTTGGTGGAGCATTAACCGAAGGTGAAAGCGCCGCGTGGGATCAAGCTAACCTTACATCTAATATGAACGAAAAACAAATTAAAATGTTTATGGATAACATGTATGAAACTGCGGTTAAAAAAGGAGAGCGTAATGTTCAATTAGGCGCTACTAAAGGATATCCTGAACAATGGATGTTACAAAACATGAATGGAGTATTAAACGATCCTTTGGGATTTAATATTGCAGAAAATAATATTACTGTAGCCCCTAATGGTGAACCTTTACCCGAAGGTATTATATTTAAAAATGGTAAATATTTTAATTCTTCTACGGGAGAGGAAGTAGTATATAATGCTGTTGAAGAAACGGAAGAAATTATTACAAAGTTACCTCAAGCAAACAATAGAACTTTTTCTGGTGGGGGGTTACGTTAAATGGCTGAAAAATTACCATTAGGATGGACTGTTGTGCCACCAGAAGAAAAAGATAGCGGAGGCCAAGATTTTGCCGAAGGTTTAGGTTTGTCAGGACTTGAAACTATATACGGATTAAAGGGCCTTTTTACTGATTTATCCGAAGAAGACAACGCTAGATTAAAAGATTGGCGCGATGATGCGGGTGAAAGTGGTTGGGGTACTGCGGGACAAGTTGTAGGTGATATAGCACAAATGGCTTTACCGGGAGCTATGGGTGTAAAAGCATTAAAAGTCGGCAGTAGCGTATTAAAAGGTTCCGCAGCAGGAGGTGTTTTAGGCGCTATACAAGCCCCAGAAGAAAATGAAAATAGACTTACAAATGCCGGAGTAAACGCCGGAGCAGGTTTAGTAGGTGGAGGATTAGTAAAAGCTGCGGGTGGTTTAATTACAGGTGTTGGTAAAACGGCTGCGGCACAAAAAGTAATTAATAGAGGAGATTATTTAACCCCAGGACAAGCTGCGGATAATTCTATGGTTCGGGGTGCTGAAACTGTTATGGGAATGACTCCTTTTATAGCTAAAGGTACAAAAAGTTTACAAGAAAAAGGCGTGTCACAATGGCTTTTAAGTACGGCTAATAAAGTATCTAAGCCATTAGGCGTTAATTTAGACGATCTTGGTGAAAAAAGTATGCAAAAATTACAAGATCAATTTAAAACTTCTTATACAGATGCTTGGGAGCAAGCTACTAATGTAATAGGCCCTGATAAAATTGCTAAATTTAATAAATTTATAGCCCCTGAAATTAAATTTATGGAAGATGCGCCTAAAAAAGCTGTAGAAAAAATACTTTCGCGTTTAAAAGAACTTAAAGGTTCTAAAAATCCTAAAGCGTTACGAAAATTAGATAAACTTATTAAAGATAATATAGGTAAATACGCTAAAGACAACGATCTTTTAAAAATGTTTAATAATATGAAAAATACGTTACGCGAAAAAATGGGTGGGGAATCTACGGAATCTCTTAAAAAATTAGATAGTCTATACCCGGCGTACAAAACACTTACTACTGCTGCTCATAAAGCCTACGGGGGTAAAAATTTAACTCTTGATATTTTAAAAGAAACATCTAAAAATGTAGGTAGTAAAGGAACTAAAGCAGCGTATGGTAAAGCGCCATTACAAAATGAAATAGAATTAGGTCTTGACACTATTGGTCAATATACGCCTAACATATTATTTGATGTAGTTAAAGGTTTAGCTCAAAATGTTGCTTCACCAACACCAGTACTTGATTTTGGTGGCAGAGCTTTATTAGGGCAGACTGCAATACAAAAAACTGCACAAAATGCAATTAAAAAATCGGGCCTTAATAAAGCTCTTGAAAAATATCGTAACAAATATAATGTAAATTCAAGTATGTTAGCTTCAAGATATGAACAGTAATTAAAGGAATAAATAATGTCAAGAAACGCTAGTGGTACATACACCCTTCCAACAGGAAACCCTGTGGTTAGTGGTACAGATATTACCGTAACATGGGGTAATAACACCATGAATGATATTGCTACTGAAATGACAGACAGTCTTTCACGTAGTGGTAAAGGTGGTATGCTCGCGCCGCTAACTTTTTTTGATGGCTCGGTATCTGTCCCCGGTATATCTTGGGTGTCAGATGCCAATACAGGTTTTTATCGCATTGGTGCTGACAATATGGCAATGACTGCGGGTGGTGTTCAAATTGTTGACTATGCCAACAATGCGTTTACTTTTAGTGGCACGGCAAATACCTCAACGACAGGGCCAATTTTTTCTATTTTTAGAAATAGTGCCTCTCCCGCAGATGCTGATCTTATTGGCGATCTACGTTTTGACGGCGAAGACAGTGCAGGCAATAAAACAACTTATGCGTCTGTATCTAGTCAAATAGACGATGTAACGAACGCTACAGAGGACGGCACATTGCTTGTTAAGACTATGACAGCAGGGACGCTCACTACACAGCTTGATATATCAAGTGCATTAGTAGATATTACTCCGGCTACAACAATAGCCGGGCTAACAACCATCGCCTCTTTAAAAGGTACTGGTGCAGTTACAATCACTGACATCCTTGACGAAGACAATATGGCGTCTGACAGCGCAACTAAACTTGCTACACAGCAGTCTATCAAGGCTTATGTTGATGCTTCTAGTGGAGATCTTGAAGGCACAGCGGTATTATCTACAGGTGAGACTGGCACGTCTAAATTCTTGCGAATAGACGGAGATGGAACAAGTAGCTGGCAAGTGCCGCCAACTGGTGATATTACAGCCGTAATCGCAGGAACAGGAATATCTGGCGGTGGTACTTCAGGTGATGTTACAATTACTAACTCAGCGCCAAATATAGTTCAAACTACAGTAACGGGTAATGCAGGGACGGCTACAACTCTACAAACTGCAAGGACAATCGCAGGTGTTTCGTTTGATGGTTCAGCTAATATATCCTTAAATAACAATGCTATTACTAATGGTGCAGGGTACACAACTAGTGTAGGTGATATTACTGGAGTTACCGCAGGTACAGGTATTTCAGGTGGTGGTACAAGTGGTACAGTTACAATCACAAACTCTGCACCAAACATAGTTCAAACAACAGTTTCAGGTAATGCAGGTACAGCTACAACCCTACAAACCGCAAGGACAATCGCTGGTGTTTCATTTGATGGATCAGCCAACATATCTTTAAATAACAACGCAATTACTAACGGTGCAGGATACACTACAAATACAGGCGATATTACTGGAGTTACCGCAGGAACAGGTATTTCAGGCGGTGGTACAAGTGGTACAGTTACTATTACTAACTCATCTCCAAACGCAACTCACACAGGTGAAGTAACCGGAGCAACGGCTCTTACGATTGCAGACAATGTAGTAGATGAAGCTAATCTTAAAGTTTCTAATGCACCAACTAATGGCTATATGCTAACGGCACAGTCAGGAAACACTGGTGGATTAACATGGGCTGCGGCTGCCAGCGGCGGTGGTGGTATGGTCTGGTCCGTAAAAACCACCACCTACACAGCCGCTACAGACGAAGCTATTATCGCTAACACTTCAGGTGGAATTTGGACTCTAACATTGCCAGCGACACCTGTTGTCGGGGATGTTGTTCGAGTTGCAGACGGAGCTAGTTGGGAAACCAACAACCTTACGGTAGCACGAAATGGATCAACCATTGAAGGTGTTGCCCAAGACGTAACGATGGATATTAACTCTGCTTCTGTTGACTTTGTTTATGATGGAACAACTTGGCAAGTTTATGTGAGCATGGGTACAGAACTTGTGGACTACCTACCTCTCGCTGGTGGTACTCTCACAGGTGATTTACAGGTTAAAGGTGTTCAGGAAACTGTTATTGCACTCAGCGGAACAACTCCGGCAATTGATCCGACAGCAGGGACTATTGCTACGTGGACACTATCGGGAGCCTCTACACCTACATTCGGCGCAGGTTGGGCTGAGGGTGAAAGTATTTTGCTGATGATTGATGACGGTGCAGGTAATACTATTACTTGGCCTACTATGCAGTGGGCTGGTGGTACAGCGCCTACGTTACCAACAACAGGCTATGCGGTTGTAACTCTATTCAAGGTCGGGGCTACTTTCTATGGAACTTCTGCAGGTGATATGTCGTGATTACGTTAGGTGGAAAGCTAATAATGAGCTCTGTTGCTGACAGTGGTATAAGCGGTCAGGTATTATTTGGTACTCCTGGTAGTTATACGTGGACTTGCCCAGTAGGCGTGACCTCAGTTTGTGTTGTTGCTGTTGGCGGTGGTGGGGGTGGCTTGCACTTCGTATCTGGAACACACTCTATGGCTGGTGGCGGCGGCGGCGGGCTTGGCTGGATCAATAACTACTCGGTAACTTCGGGAACCACTTACTCACTTGCAGTTGGTGCAGGGGGGATTAATGGTGCATACAGTACGGGTTCAACTTCTGGCAGCCCGAGTTGGTTTGCTGGAGAGACAATAGTCAAGGGCTTTGGAGGTATCTATGGACGCTACAATACTGCCACACCACAAAGTGCATACACAGGTGATGGCGGCGGTAATGGTGGCGGCGTCAACTTGAACACTGCCAATGGGTATGGCCCGCAAGGTGGAGGTGGTGCAGGGGGCTACTCTGGTGCTGGTGGACAGGGTGGTTATGACACGATCCAACAGGCTACGGCTGGTACTGGAGGCGGCGGCGGTGGCGGTAGCAATAACGGCTCAGATTACGGTTTTGGTGGTGGAGGAGTTGGCGTCTTAGGTGAAGGTACTAGTGGAGCGGCAGGCTCAAACTCAGTAGGGCTCGGTGGGTCTGGTGGGGCGGATGGTATTGCTAGAACAGGCGGCATTTACGGTGGCGGCGGCGGCGGTGGGACTGCACAGGCAGCAGGTAACGGTAGCGGCGGTGCTATCAGAATCATATGGGGAGCAGGAAGATCATTCCCCAGCACCCTCACAGCAGATCAATAATAGGAGCATTATAAAATGACAACACTAACATCAATAGTCAGAGCATCAGGCTTTGCAACAACAGCTCAGGGTGAACTTGCAGATACTGCGGTGCAGCCTAACGATAGTCCTACATTCGGAAATATAACCGCTACAGGTACTGTAGATGGAGTGGATATTGCAGAGGCTATCCCAGCAAGCCTTGGAACAGCAGCTCAGGTTCTTACTGTCAATGCAGGTGCAACTGCGGGTGAGTGGGCTGATGCTGGCGGTGGCGGTTCTATGACGCACGTTAGCACATCTACAGTATCAGGCACGAGTACTAATAGTGTGTTTTTAACAATGGATAATACATACAAAACTTATAAATTGTATACTAACTATGCGCAAAATGTACCAGTAACTGGGCAAATATATGTTCGGCTTACAGACGGTGGCACACCAATTACAACGAGTGTATATAATGGTTACAGGGCGTATAATGGTGGTGGTTTTGTAATAAATACACAAAATTTTATGGCATGTGCTGGCGGTACTGGCGATGCCGCACTTGTAATACAAGAATGGACAATTTATATGGATGGTAACGATATAGAAGTGATGCGTTATGCAGAGACAAGTTGGGCGACACCAACTGCTTCTAGCCCTACAAGCCAACTTGGTGACTCTGGGTATATGTTAAATTCTAGTTACAGTGCTAGTGGTAATATTGATGGATTAAATTTTACTACTCCTAACGCAGTATTCGCACCTGGCAGCACTTTCATACTTTATGGATTAGCAGAATAAAGGAAAATAATATGCAAAAATTAGTAAACGGAGTTCTTTATGACCTTATGGAAGAAGAAATAGCTCAAAATGTAATAGACGCAGAAGCATCAGCCGCAGAATATCTTTTGAACGGGCATAAAATGTTGAGGCAAGTAGCATACCCACCGATGGAAGATTACCTTGACGGTATTGTTAAGGGTGACACTGCGCAAGTAGATAAATATATAGCAGATTGTTTGGCCGTGAAAGCGGCATACCCTAAAGGAGAGTAATTTTGTCAATTCAAAAAACAATGTTAGAATATATAGAGAAATTTATAAACGGGCTAGGTGATTTTAATCACATGGTTATTGGCTTGGGTGTTATGGTTGTTTGTTCAATCATCCCTGCACTCCTTCCCTTTGCCGCCACGTTTATCTCTGCATTTTACTTAGGCAAAGAGCATCGCAGCTACATACATTTAGGCAGGCTAAGAAGCTTCCAAATTAATAAATGGAGCAAGCATGACCGTAGGCAAACTATTTTTGTGTGGATTGCGGTTTGGCTTTATGTTTTAGGTTTTAGTTTAAGGTAATAAATATGAGTAATGATCCTATAAGTCTTGAGTTTATGAAATGGTTGTGGGGTCTTCTTAGTATTCCGTTATGGTTTTTATTTAAAAAAACAGGAGAAGCGTCAAAAGATTTAGCTGATCATAAACTTTATGCTGCAAACACCTATGTTAAAAATACAGAAATAAAAGACATGGAAAATCGTATTTTGGCAGCTATTGGTGAGCTTAGAGCGGAGCTTAAAACAAAGGCGGACAAATAATGGGCGATCTAACTTTAAATTTAAGCCGTCATGAATTTAAATGCCACTGCGGGTGCGGATATGACACTGTGGATTTTGAATTAGTAAATGTTATTCAAGCCGGGTGCGAATACTTTGACACTACCGTTAGCATTAACAGTGGGTGTAGATGTACGCAGCACAATAAAAATATTCTTGGCCATTTTAAATCAAAACACATTGAAGCAAAAGCCGCTGATATAGTATATAAAAATGTCCGCCCTGAATTGACTGCTGCCTATTTAAACAGAACATATCCTGCTAAATATGGTATTGGTACTTACGATACGTTTACACATATTGACGTTCAACCAAATAAAAAAAGATGGGGTATTTAATATGGCGTTACCAATCATAGGTGACATATTAGAAACTATAGGCAATTTAGCGGGAAAGTTTATTAAAGATAAAGATGCCGTGGAAGCGTTTAAACATGAAGTTAATATGTCTTTAACTAAAATGGACTTGGCACAAATAGAAATTAATAAAGTAGAGGCGGCCCATTTGTCCGTTTGGGTATCTGGGTGGCGCCCATTTATTGGATGGGTGGCAGGGTTAGCGTTAGCGCTAGAATTCCTAGTACGTCCTATCGTGCAGTGGGGTCTTGATATATCTGGGCAAGCTATTCAATTACCAAACATTGACAACCAAGAATTATATCCAATTTTGATGGGGCTTTTAGGTCTAAGCACACTTAGAACATACGAAAAATTCAAAGGCGTTGCGCGTAATTAATCTGGATTTATACCTTGCCTGGCAGTTTTAGATATTATCTCTAATCCTGGTACTCTATCCGCCATATCCATTATCTTCTTTAATGCCTTTACAGCCGGGGAATCCGCAGGCTTTTCATCTCCAGTAAAATTTTTTCTTAGACTGTTTGCAAAACTTAATAACTCTTCTCGCTTATCTTCAGGAACCCACACTTTTACCTGTGCGTGACCTTTGCGGGTCTTCTGCCGTTCGGCGTATCTCTGTTGGTGTATAAATTTATTCATAATATTTTTGTCCTCTGAAATTTCTTTATTTTTTAAAATAGTATCACTAGGCATCGGCTAGATCAAGAGCATTACTTACTGCGTCTTTTATTTTTTCTGAATCTAGCATACTAACTTGTTCTCGTATAAACGCTTTGTCTATTTTACTAATATCTTCTATAAGAAACCTAGCTACATAACCTGGCTTTGCCAACGACAACATTTTTATTTTTGGTCTAACATTCTTACCGTCTATTTTTATAGTTCCGCAGGAAGAACCTTCAGTTTTGTAACGCATAACCGCTTTAATCTGCGTATCTAAATTTGATATGTTATGTAAGTTTAGCCTCACTGCAAACTGATTTACTGCATGTCTAACATCCGATATAAGTATGAAATCCCCAGGTGTTGCATCTATTATAGCTTCTACTGCTACCGTTAGTGGGTTCTTAGATGCTGCTATCATTGCTTTCTTAGCTTCAGTGCTAGGTGCAGGAGCTAGGAGCGCCTCTAAGTCTATATCTCTTTCTCGTAACCATCGCCATATAGACTTAGCCCACTTAGGTCTGCCTATAGCATCTTTAACTTCTAACCATTTATTTAAGTCCGTAAAATAAGCAGGCGAGGCAGGGGTGATAGCGTTCTGCATGACATAGAACCGCCTATCACCGCCTGCCACCGCTAGGGCGTTATCGTGATTTGAAAACATAAGGTAGCTTGAATATACCATGCTAAATCTATGCTGTCCGTACTTTGGGTTAATACGTTCACGTTTCGGCCTTGGGTCTATATAATCTTTTAAACTCTCATACACTTTAAAATAGCTTTTAGTGTCCGAAGTATCTTTAGTTTCGTTTGTGACAACAAGTGGCTTCTCCATCCAATCGTTAAACACGCCGTCTCCGGTAAGTCTATTGAAAGGTACGTTCTCTACATTCTCTATGCCAATTATAGTTTCTATCATATCAGCTAGTGTAGTACGCCCAGTTCCCTGTTGCTTGGCTATCATAAGTATAGCTGCACCTCTAAAACTAAGGTCTTGCATCTTGGCTGATAGCCAATCAAGAAAATATTCTCTCTCTGCGTCTATAGGTACTAAATACGTTATGAACGCCATAAACATTTTTACGTCAGCTTCATCGTACGCACCTTCGCCCCACTCAGGTTGATGAAACATATTTATTCTTAAATCCTGTCCGTCTGTAACAATTTTAGCAGTATCTCTAGGATTAAATGTTTGACCTTGTACTACAACTCGTCCGGGGGATGTTAGCCACAACTGCGTTTCAGCTACAGACTTAGCTTTACCATCTCTGGTAAACACCCTAACTTTTCGGGGGAAAGTATTTTTGAAGGCGTTCATTGTAATGCTGCGAGGTTGGGTCACGCCTTGTATCTGCCAGACAATATCGCCTGAGCTGTCGTATGCCCACCCCGCTACCAACTTTGCCGCAGGGTCAAATACTCCTGATTCTGGGCCGCCGTTGGTCGCCACGTAATGTAAGAAATCACTAGTGTTCATACTATCGCAGTGACCATGAAAACATTTAAACGCTCGCCTATCTCCGTTCTCTTTACTTCTACCTAAAGGCATGTACCCTGCGGTATCTCCGGGAGTAGTATGATTAACACTCCAAGGACATTCTATCTCCACCCACTCATCGCTCTCTGAACGTACTTTTTTCTCTACATACAGCCATTCAAGTATTGGGTCTACAATACCGCCCATAGCCGGAGCTTCAGCTACTATTGGCGACCAAGGTGATGTTCCGACACTTCTAGACGCTCTACGTCTTGTCAGACCTTCGGCATCTTCTACTACCTCAGACCAGGCAACCTCAATCTCCATACACTCCAGTAATTTTTCTGGTGTCCAAGTAGGGCCATCAGTAGCTATAAGTTTAACAGGGAAATATTGTTTAGGTCCGGGCTTGTTATTAACCCCGCCTGGTAGCCTAACTAATTTTGTAGGCATCATTCCGCCAGTATCACTATAGCCGCTTTCATATACTAGCTGCACTAATGCCTGTGCATGTTCTAATACGTCAATAGGCTTCTCTAACACGTAGCCGTATTGATAGTTTCCCTGACTACTTTCAATTATATATGTAGGCTGCAAGTTCTTGGGTATTTTTTCTACAGGAACTTTAGTGCCTATGTCATCAAGCACGACAACATGCAATCTTGTAAATAAATTTTTTCTGTTGTATAATCTCTGACTTTCTGGATCAGCTCTACACGTTGATGTCCCAAAATATAGTGCCATAGGCTTAGTTGCCCTAGCTAATCGTTTTAGCAGATCGTCCTCACCGCAGGGAAAACCGGGTATGTTTCTATCGGTAGCCCAACATAAAGTATTCTCATGTTCGTCAGAAGGATCCGCGCCTGCAAAAACCATATCCATGAAATCTTTAAGCTCGGCAAGATCGTATGTAACTCTAGTATCTGGATTGTCTTCTGCCATAGCAAATATATTACTGGTGCTTTTGCTAGGCTCGTCTGCTTTGATAATTTTAGCTTTAGTATCTATTTTAGTTTTTGTCATGCTAGTTTTACTTTCCATATCGCGTCATAATGACGGGTTCTGCTTTCAATGGAATACCTTTCGCCCAAACTGGGTTTGTTTCCATTACTTGTTGTAGCTCCTGTTTATATTTGTCTGCGCTCTCTACAGGAACTTCTTGTATTATCTCATCGTGTACATGCCCGACAACTCTATCTACTTGCCGTAGCGAATGCCTTAAAATATTAGCGCAAAGGGCTTGCGTCACGTTCTCAGCGAGTAGTCCAGGCCATAAAGATATGCGAGGCCACTCTTCTACACCTTGAGCAGGTATCCAATTAGCTTTCATGGCGGTGATGTTTAAGCGCGGTCCCCACTTAGTGTCCACGCTCTCTAGCTTGGCTTTAGGATATTGTATCACTAAATCACCGGGAAGTATGCAAAGTAACGTCCCGCCAAGCAAGTCTTTTATAAATAAATACGTCACTCGCCCGGCTTTATGTTCAGTGCCTGGACTTCGTATAGCTAACGTAGCCGCTCGGTCTAGTTGCGCCCAGAATATAGTTGCCCATACATTCTTCTCTCTCCAAGCATTTACAACGCCGCCTACTTCATTGTCTGTCATTTCTACGCCGTACACTTTAGCCATAGCACTAAACGCTCCTAGGCCGCCGCCGTAGCCTAGAGATAGCTCCGCCACCTTACCAACTTGTCGCTCACCTAACCCAAGTTCGTCTGCCGTGTGCATGTATATATCAACATCATCAGCAAACATCTCTAGTCGGTCTTTAGCGTGTTCGCTTTTAGAAAGCCAAGGTAAAGCTCTGGCCTCAATGCTCGACCAATCGCCCACAACAAACACATTACCGTCATCAGGTATTAGCGCCGGGCGGAGTAACTTAGATAGAGTATCCATAACAGGTAGGTCGCCGGCATCATCTTCTAAGATATAGCCCTCACGCATCTGTTCTTTAAGGTCTTCAGCTTGGCTTGCGCTAAAACAATTCCTTGCCATATTGTGTAATTGCAGACCTTTTGAGGCAAAACGCAGCGTCTGAGATGCTCCAGAATAAACAAATGCGCCCCGTACTCGGCTGTCCTCGCCTGTACAACGCCCTACCATCCGAGAAAACTTAGCCACGCTAGACTTACTGCCCTTCTGTACTAAGGCAATAACTTCTTTAACTTGATCTGGTAACTCTATATGTCCTCGGTCTGCTTTTTCTAATAACTCTGCCCGAACATTTTTATCTAAAGAATATTTCTTATCGCCGTCTTTATATATTTCCATTAAAGATTTAACTTTAACACCTACTTTAGTTAGCACCCAATCTGCTATGCGCTTATGCTGAGTATGCTTCGTTACCGCTCTATCAGTTAGCTCGGATAACTTGCTGCCAATCTCGCCTTGCTCCATAGTCGCGTATTTCATTGCGCCTTTTGCAAGCTCTAAGTCTATCTTAATACCGCGCTCGTTAATTCTTTCCGACACTAGCCAATCAGCATGTTCATCTTTTGTCATAGGTCTAAGCATAGCTACCGCTGATTTAGTTGCCCTGACATCATCTAAACAATACGCGCCCATCTCAGCCATAAGTTTTGGGTCCGCATTAAACTCACCAGTAAGTTTATCAGGTATTGATAATAGTCGTATTAGCTGTGCGCCTCGGTGGTTCTTTTTATATTTGCTGTCTAATGCCTGGGTCAGCTTATCTAAACTCGCAGGCATAGCATTTACTCTTGCTTGTGCTGAAGTGCAGAACCATCTATCAAACTCTATTACCGGGAAGTTATGATCGTCTTCACCTATCTGCCAGATACCCCTATCAAAAGCGGCGTTATGTGCCATGACTAGTGGAGCTTGCTCGATAGCCTCAACAAGATCGCTCGGAAGCGCACCGTGTTCAGGATACCAAAGCCACTCGCCTTTTTGATTAGCTTCTTGATATGTAACCGCCAAGCAAATTATTTCTGTACTTGGGTGCATAACATAGTTGTCGCCGCCTTCTGTTTTTAAATCGCAGCGCGAGCGAGTTTCAAAGTCTATTATAATGTTCACTATTTTTCCTTCCAAAGAAAAAGAGGGCGGTCAGTGCGAAAACTAGCCGCCCTCATAAAAGACTAAGCTACTTTTCTACGTCTTCTTTTCGGTATCTGTCCCTGAACTTCAGGTTTCGCTTCAGGCTCATCCTCTGTAACAGTGGATGAGTCTAGCCCTTCCCATTTGACTATATCAAGTACAGGCGTAATGATTGTTCCGTACTTTTTATGTTTATAAGAAGAGTTTTTTAGATTGATAATTGGTACAATATCACTGTCCCCGTTCTCAACCTTCAGCAAGAGCGCGGTCAATACACGTTGTATTTCATCTCTTGCACCTTTAGCGGTACTTTTAAACACCACTTGCTGACCTGTGTCCTCACCAGATACGCAAGCTAGTTGTATAGAGTATTGATCCGCCCAGTTTACTCCAACGTCTGCTAGTTCACTTCGCACTATTGGTGCATCATACGCCGGAGCCATTGCTTCACCTAAGACGTTACTAGAATCGCCCCAAGCAATATACCCCATCTCAAAAGATTTAGGATTTATCGCCCACTGTGAGCCGTCTTGTACTTCGACTGAATCAGCCCCATACTCCCATGAAGCTAATTTAGTCAGCCGTAGAAAGTCTGCGCCTGTCCCGGCTGAAGCCGTTGACATTCTTGCTTTAGCGGCTTGTAGCCCCTTTAGCATATCGTCCATTTTTGTAGGTAGGTTTGACATATTTATTTCCTTTTCTGTTATCAATTAAGTTTCATTAAAAACGATCTCTAAGAGCTTTAAGCCCTCTCACCGCCACGTACTCTGGTCTTTTATCGCTATGTCGAGCGATGGTAGTTCCAGAGCTAGTAGCACTACAATAGTCTTCGAATTTTTCAAAGTCAATTCCTTTTGTAGCGCATACTTTCTTGAGCTGCGTGGGCGATTTTATTTTACTGTCCACGCAATCTTCTATCTTTAATTTCTTTGCTTTGCGTACAAGTCCTAGGACTGTATCAGGGTCGTGCCACTTATTAATGGCTCGCTTTTGTACAAGTTTCCATCCGTCAAATTTAACACCAAGCTCCATCTGATCGTGAGCAAAAGCTCGCACATCTTTTATCCAAGCATCTAATTCTTCTGCTACAGCTAGAGCCTCGGATACTGTTTTTTGTTGCGTTGGTGCTAGTCGTTGCGCTTGTAGTATAAGTCCGGTCTTTGCAGGACAGGTTGGCGCAGCAGGACACCACTTACAGTGATCGCCTGGCATTGGCTTCTGACCGCCCTCTTCTGCCCGCCTGACAGCTTCCATAAACTCAGCCTCATAACAATCGAGATAAGCCATTTCGGTTTCCCAAGTTCTCAGGGTATCCTCGCCTCTATTGCTTGGCTGTATTATTGCAATAACAAGTCGGTCGCGCCCCTCAAACAAATCTGGTATTTCTTTTCGCGCAAGCATGGCATAAAATAAACCTTGTGCGCTGTGATCTGGCGATACAGAAATACCGTCACCAAATTTCCAATCGCCTACACACACTACATCTTTGCCTACTGCAATAAAATCTGCTGTACCGCCGATAGTATCGCTACACTGCATTGTGGCTTCCGCTTCATACTCTGACAGGCTGTACTCTTCACATAGTTCTGTAAAAGCATTGTTTGCAGGAATAAGTTTTTCAGTTACTAAATCGTTTGTAACTACAAATTTACCGCGTCTAAACCCTACGCACGTTGCCAAAGTTTTATCGCCGAGTAGAATATTCTCCATGCAATCATGAAGCATAGACCCTATCTCGGCAAAACTGCTTGTGGCTTGTTTTGGCATCTCGGCAGATAGCTCTAACCAAGCAGGGCAGGCTATAGTTCGTGCGGCTGTTGAACCGCCGTACTTATAGTGCTGCATTATACGTCCAATTCTTGTTGAGCCGCTAATTGATAGCCGTAAGCTGTGTAGACGCGATCATCCATACTAGCGATTGTTCCGACATGCACTACGTTGCGGCCTTTGTCGATTTGCAACGCTTTTCCGCCTACTTCAATAACTGCGATAATAATATCCTCAGTCTTTTTCTTGTTTGATCTGTCATAGGTAATAACAAGCTCATTGCCTTTGGCAGTATTAACAAAACCGCAGATGTTAGTTCCAGTCGGCACTTTAAGTTCGTTAATGCCGAGCTTAACTACAATTTTTTCAGATATTAATTTAATCATTTTTTTGTCCTTTTTTGTTTAGTGGATAAGCATGAACATGAGCCGCCAGGATAGCGTCTAACATTTTAGTCATCGAGGTTTCATATCGTAGGGCATATTCCGTCATAATTTTATGCGCGGGTTCTGAGATCGCCATCATTTTGCGCTCAGTATTTATTTTTTTAGGCGGTACAAAATTCATTTTAGTTTCCTTTATTAAGTTTGGTTAATTGATTGCCGCCCAATCTTCGGCGGTTTCTGTAATATCTTGCGCGACAGAAATCATGTTTGTAGACGCAAAACGCCGAATATATAAGTCGTTAAAAACAGACAAATCTATTTCTTCATTGTCGGAATTGCAGACTGATATTTCGGTTATCTCAAAACTATCTCTGGGTGTTTTCCGCTCGTACCATACATCTACAGTGAGTAGGTGGTCTTCATATAAGAAATACTCAAAACTTCTGTCTATTTCATTGCTCATCAAAATACCTAACATTTTGGCCTTTAGTATATTGGTTAGTGTATGTTCTCTCCACATGCCCGTTTGTTAGCCATTTAGGTTTAGTGTGTGCGCGT